GTCAAATAATCTAGTTACTTGATCTGAAGGAAGAGCTGCGTATGTTTTATTATTCATAAAGAAGAAACTATACGTAGAATTATCTTGTATACCTATTTCTTCCTTATTTAACGTCTCAACAATTTTTACATTAAGAGTTCTAGACTCCCAAACTAATAATTGAATTTCCTTAACAAACTCATTTCCAGTTTCAAATGTAACTTCAACCTGATTAAATTCATTAAGCATGCCTTTATTTTCACCTGTCTCTATATCAATATTCAAGAATTTTGGATTGAATGCTGTAGATGAAAATGGAGACATTGATGAGTACTCATTATCTAAGTACTTATATCGATAGCTGAAATAAACAAACTTGTCCTCAATATTATTTGGGTCTAATGTTGTAGACTGAAGTGTGCTTAATGATATAAAAGGCGAGTTAAGTGGTGGAGCGACAATTAGATTAATATCGTCGTCAATTCTAGTATCATTAACGCTATATGTCTTGCATCTATTAATATTAATCTTTCTAGGTGGGTTTAAGTTGTCATTCCAAATAAGAAAACCACCACCCATACCGTCAGTAATGTAGTTAACACCAGTAATTAGATAATTAGCGTCAAAATTCAATCTAACATTATTTGAGTTTGGTATTTGACATCCAAGTACTAACAATGATGCATTAGTAATCTCATTGTATTCAAATATACCCTCAAAGTTATCAGCCTTTACAAACCAATATAATAAGTTTGATGGCTCATATGCTAATGCTCCTATAGTAACCGCATTTACTGCCGCAGGGATCTGGTAACTAGCAAGTATGTTATTTATGTTTGTTGTTAATGTGTTACCAAGGGAATTCTGAACAGCACCAATATTTGATCCTTCTGATGTGTCAATAGTTATATTTACCGCATCACGGTATTCTCCATCAGGAACTAACCTCTCATCGAGGTCTTTGTTCATTCTCCCGGCAAGAAATGTTCTTTGTAGGTCAGCCATAATTACTTAATCCATTTATCCTTGCCTCTCATTGCCATCAACAATCGGCCTGGGTGCATGTTGCTCAATCTGATTTTGGTATTTCTAAGGGCAGCTGTTTTATCCTTCTTAACCCTATTAATAATGTATTCTTGAACACCGAACTTATTGTTAAGTAAGGCATATTTTAAATAAGCATAAATATATTCTTCTGCTAATTTATTGATAGAGATAGCGCTTGTGTCGCCGTTCTCCATTCCATCAGATATATATTCAAGTACAATGTAAGAGTTCTCTACACCTGATGTGAAATCAATCACACCGGCTGCTTTATTGATATAGTACTTAGGATTAATATTTGCATCTGCTGTATTTAAACCAAAGTTTTGTGCAATTGGATACCCAAAATACCATTCCCCGTCATACTCCCAACCCCATTGGTTATAGTATGGACCAGGGCCAACATAAAGTTTATTCTCCTGTCGTAAGATATCTAATCTTGACTCGCCAATAACTACCTCTCCATTCGAGTCAAATATAATCTGACCGTTGTTGTCTTGTAAGTATGCAGTTGCTGTTATGCTCTGTCTTGCCTCAGTAAGTGGATATAAAACACCATTTCTAAGCATTGATATTCTCACATAATTTACATAGTCAGGTGGTAATATCAACTTAAGTTGGTCCCCTAATTCAAATTCAAGTACTTTAATATTTCTAAGTGCATCATAATTAAGCTCTTGTATAGCTCTTTTCGCATGAAATAAAATAGTATATCTGTCGACATTATTAATCAACTTATCATTGCCAACATAGTTTAATATAAAGTTATTGACCATATAGTCAAGACTAACATATTGGTATGATCCCCAATTTTCATCTTCAGGGACATTACCATTGTTGGTATAGTACTGATAGTTAGTTATATATGCCATTATTGTTTCTGTTGAATGTCTTGTACTTCTTCAGCTTTAGCTGCTGACACAACTTCTTGTTCTCTAATTGATATACCAGCGTACTCTAGTATCTTAATAACTAGATTGGCAAAATCATCTAACGGAAGTTCAAAGTCTTGATAGTTAGGATCTGATGGATTAAAGAATGGATCGCCTGATAACGTTTCTTGATATGTCCACACAGGATCTTTTGGATACCTTATATATTGTATAGTTACATTAGATGTAATGGTTGTAGGATAAACCAATAAACCGTTTTGATCCATTGTATATACAGGGTATTTAGTAGTTGGTGCTGTAAGATTTGAGTTAACCAAATTCAATATCTTTCTGTGGCTAACTTTCTCAATTTCAGTAGAATTATTGTAAACAAGTTTCTCCAAGAAGAAATAGTTTTCAATACCAGTTGATGGATCTACCGGGAAATTAAACTTACTGGTAGCAATATTATATGTTGCCGATGTAAATACAGAAAAAGTATCAATTACTTCACCTATGTTTTTTGGTATATCAGTGTATCCCTCTCCATGCATTCTAGCATTTTGCTTATTGATTGCATTGCTGTAATTGTATACATACTGCCCGAAAATCTCAAGCTGTGCTTGCTTTGCAAACAAGTTAAACTCGAATGGCGTAATAAAGCCACGGTTGTCTTTGCTAATTATTGATAGGACGGTATTTCGAACGTCATTGATCATCTGACTGCTTTTGTACAAAGATAAATAAAAAAAGGCACTCCATTAGAAGTGCCCTTTTAGTAGTAGTTTACTAGTGATTAAGCAATAGCTACAGATGTAATCAATTGTTGTGTAGCGCCAACCAAAGGAAGTGCAGGAATAATAATTGCATCTGGATTAGAGAGAGCTTGGTTAGCAAAAGCCAATGCATTTACTACAGCTGCATGAGATGCGTAAGTAGCATCAGCAGTTGTAAATGTAATTGTAATAACATCAGCAGTAGCAACCCCACCTACAGCGGTAAGAGTCAATACAGTAGTGCTTGTGTATTCAATAAACCACTCTGTGTTTGCTGGAATTAATTTCTTCACTAGTGCATCTGCTGCTCCAATCGTAAATTGTAAAAATTTCTTGTTCATCTTAAAACGTTTTAATAGTTAATAACTATGCAAATATACTAATTCTCAGAAAATTTATCTTCTAGGTATTTGTATAGCTCTAACCCTTCGTCAGACTGCAAATAAGAAGCCAATGCATGGATGTGGTCATGACCAAACGGAACGGTCATTAGACGCTTCTTATTGTCCTTGAAGTTATAGTGGATGTCTTTGTTTCCTCTGAAGGTTAAGTATCCTGATGTAAATGCGCGTGCTGCGAAGTTGTTGATTTTAAGCATTGGATCAGAAGCTGCCTCCATGAAGTCTTGCGGATAACGCTTAGCAAATAACATCATGTCTCTTTTTATTTCGGCAGAACTCATCTTATCTACATTACCTTTTAAAACCAATCTAGCGACTGCTTCCAATGTATTGATATCTTTATCTGCTAAATCACGAGCCAATAATAATGCATCAATTTCTGAGAATAATTCTTGAACATCTTCTTGGGCATCTTTCTCTGAATCAAATTCATAAAATTCACTTCCATTGCCAGGGTGGTAATGTAAGAATTCTTGAAGTACAGGATTATTTTTTGGAACATTTAGAATTCCATCTTCAAATACAATAGGCTCAACGATAACGTTGGCATCTTGTTCATCTTGAAATGGTGAGTTAGAATTTCGCGCGTAGCGAAGTGGATGGTTTGTGTTTGTCTCTTCGTTATAATAAAGTAGACGTTTGCGCGGAGTATCTTTATGCGCAATAAAATAGCTCAATGGAGCATTTTCAATTTTTAATAGGTAGGTGCGATCTTTCGCCTCTAGTTTTACTCTTTTCATTTGATATAATTTAACTTATTAAAAAATAGAGAGGGGCCGAAACCCCTCTCGTATTATTGGTTTTCTTATCCTTTGAAGATAAAGAAGTTGTTAGCACCCATTGTACAAAGCGCACGCTCTGACAAGAAGTTGACTTCCATAGCATCAAGGTCGCTAGTTTGAGCACCACCAGCTGAACCAGTCATCCAAGTTTTGTAACGACGGTTTTCAGCTTCAGAAGCACGGTAACGAACGTGAAGGAATGGACGTTTTGCATTCTTACCAAGTACTTGATCGTAAACGCTCATTGTACCAGCAGGAACTAAAACACCATTGATAGCACCACCAACGATGCCGCCACGAAGAGTTGCGTCGTTAAGGTATTTCCAATCAGTCTTGTAGAACTCATAACCACGACGGAAACCTGTGAATCCAAGATTCAAAGCCATTTCTTGGTTATTGTCAAACAAACCGTAAGAAGTACCACCAGCACCGTAAGAGTTTTGAGCAGCCAACATATCATCGATGTCAAAAGAGAACTGACGGTTCAAGAACAATACGTTCTCAGCGATAGCACCTTGCTTGTCCAAACGTTGTACAATTGTATCAAAGTCGCCCAAAGAAGATGGATTACCACCTGCCCAAACGTTACCACGAGATTCAATAGCAGCAAACATACCTTGAGTACCTGCATTGTAAGGCAATGTAGATCCAGCAGGGTAAGCAGCACTTCCTAATGCAGCAGCTGCACCTGAGTTAACTTCAGCAGGAACGCCTTCAACCATTGACATCTCAAGATAGTCTTCGTAACGTAGACGAGTCTCATGCTCAGACTTCATATACCAGTAGTATCCTGTAGCACCGTTTTCAGTAGTTACTTCAACCCAACCAATTTGAGCCATGTCAGAACCAGCAACAGTGTACTTGTCTTTGATGATGATTGGTTTGTTATCGAAGAACAAATCTTGTGCTTCCAAAGATCCTTGCATACCGCTAGTACCTTTTTGGAATTCAGAACCGTAAACAAATGCAGTGAATGTAGCACCAGTGTCACCAGCAGCAATACCAGAAGCATTGTAGAAAGCAACAGTGAAACGATCAGATGCAGGAAGCGCAGTGATTACACCTTTGTAAGAAGATGTAGAAGATGCGTTGTTTGAAAGGAATACAGTTTGACCAATGCGGAAAACACAAGTTCCTGTACCGATATCAAAGACAACTGTATCGTCACCAGCAGTAGCACCAACAGCAGTAACCGCAGTGTATTTAGTGTGAAGACGACCTTGCTCTGCCCATTTGATCAAGTCAGAGTTAGTAGGAAGCTCGGCACCAACCATACGCAAGAAAGATGCGATTGAACGGTTACCATAGCGCTCGAATTCTTGCTCATAAGTATCAGGAAGATACTGATTCAAGAAGTCAAAGTTAGTAATGTAGTTTGTAGGCAATGTTGCCTTAACGGAACTCGGAGTTAAATTTACACCCGGAGATACCTGTAATGTACCAGCCATTTTTTCTAGTTTTTAGGTTTTTGTTTAATAACTAATCTGTTACCGAAACCAGACTCTACGGCTCTTACTTGGAATGTTCCGTCAGTTTTGTTAGTTACCTGAGTGGCTTGACGAGTCATGTCAATATTTTTAGACTCTTTAGAAACTGTCTCAACAGCCTCTGTCATGCCTTTCTCATAGAAGAACTTTGCAAACTTTTCGGGATTCGAAGCAATCGCTATTGCTCGATGGAACGTCTCAGCATCCTTTAGGTAGCCATCTTCGTTTAAGAACTTATTTACAAAGTTACTTAATGAAGACTGCTCATTAAGGAGTGTCTTTGCATCTGCTGGCTTGAACGTTACTGCTTTATTCTCGTCAATATTAAATTTGAAACCTTCAAACTTATCAGAGAATAATTCATTCGTCTTCTCAGCGAAATACTTAGACCGCTTTTGTTGCTCCTCTTGCTCGCTAGTCGCGGTTTGTTTATATTGCTTATAAGATTCGTAAGCTTCTTTTTCTTCTTGCGGAACAAAGGATTCCCTTGACTCAAGCGGAACCTTGTACTGTTCTTTAAGTTTATTAAAGTACTCACGAGCCTTAGTCAGCTCTTTTTTTCTCTCTAACTTTACCTTTTTAATATGCTTCTCATCATCAAAGTCTTCATCGTATGAAAACTTGGACTCTAATTCGAACCTAACCTCATCAGCATCAAGCTCTGGGTTTTGATCTTTAGCGTATTGATAAAGTAGAGAATCTTCGTCCATGGCACTGTAGTCGACATTCAACTTCATGAAGTCTTCAATACCACGTCCTGTTTCTCTTTTGTATTTTAGGAACGCAGACACATCTTCAGGTAGTTCTTCAGCTTGTTCGCGCTCTTGAACTAATTCATCCAAAGATGTAATTTCTTTGTTCCATCTTTTACCAAGATATGAAAGAACTTTATTATCATCTAGATCTGGTTCTACCGGATCTGGTTCTAATTGTTGGTCTTCTGCTGGTTGTTGATCTTGCGATAAGTCAATCTTAACTGTATCTTGATCACCGCTATGATCTTCTAAACCATCAAGAAGCTCTGCTTCTTTTTCGGCTACAGACTTCTCTTCGAAATCTACAGCTCTCACTTTAAATTCACCTTCCATTTAATTAAATTTTCAACAAAGTTAATAATTATTTATTTAGGCCCGAATGACTCTAAATCGAAGCCATCTAGGGAATCCTCTGTACTCTCAAAGTTTTGCGGAGGCAGGTTGTTTTGTCGTTGGTTAATAAGTTCAGACTGACGTGTAGCCTGTAGGTCTACTCGCTTATCTTTTGCCTTTTCTTTTTCAGCCTCACGATCTTTTAATGTTTGCATCTGCATGCCATTAAGTTGCATGTTGTATTGGAACTCAATAGCCATTAATTCTTTCTTGAGTTCAGACTCAGCTTGCATTTTTTGGATTTCACCTTGAACTTCCATCTGCTTGATCTGCGCTTTGGTTTGACCTTCCAATTGAATGATCTGCGCCTTGGCTTCAGAAGCTGCTTGAGAAGATTGAATGTTTGTCTGCATCTGCATTTGGAACTCCATCTCCTTCTCTTTCTGCTTTTGCTCCATTCGCTTACGACGCTTCATCTTAAGCATCTCATTGGCAAGCTTAACATTGTTGATCATACGGATATCAATTGCATCCTCAAGATCAATCGTTTGCTGCTGTAGTGCCATTTGAATGTTTTGCTCAAGCTGAGCTTTTTGCTCTTCATCTGGAGCTACCTCAATAAAGATACCAAAGTCATGTAGGTATAACTCATTAACGTCCTGTAAGATCGATAGGTTATACTTACCAATCTGCATAGCGAACTCTTCAGCAAAGTCAGAATACTCTAAGATGTCTGCAATACGTATAGAAATACACTCAGCTACACGTCTAGTTGTGATGATACCAGCATCTAAGATGTGGCGAGTAGCTGTGTTTGAGTTTAGTGCCGCAAGTTTTTGAACACCAACCAATGCATCTGGATGTGGTGTAGATGCATCACGCACCTCATTTACACCCGTCACATCGCGGATCATATTTAAGTAGTGGTTGTAGTTACCGATAAGGGCAGCCATTTTAGCCTGACCACTATTTGTATTTAGCTCTTGGATAGGAATGCGAGCATTATTGAACTCACCCTCTGTAGTATAAGATCGACCAATCACACTACCCGTTTGGAAGTATAGATTGAGCGCGTCCTCAGGATTGTATGCTGCACCTGTACCTAGGTCAACTTCATTAATACCATCGGCATCGATAAATACACCATCAGGAACAATGCGAGCCATAACCTGCTGTAGCTTCAAGTGTGTCAACTGAATCTGATCAGCAAATGGAATCATGCGTCGAACTAACGACTCAATGTTTCCTTTATAGTAACGTGGAGCGTAAGCAATATAGTTTGGAAGTGCGCGCTGTGATGCAGACTTAGGACGAACCATGTTCTTCATCATCTCCCACTTGATCATTATGTTTGATCCACCAACAAGAACACCTTCATACCAAACGTCGCGAACTGCTTCAGTATCTTCTTTACGAATAACTCGCTCACCTCCGTTCTCAAGAATCTTCTTCTTCCAAACAAACTTCTTGTGTGTCTTGTAATTAAAATACAATAACGTTACAACCTCATTCAAGAATGCATCATCTTGGTAGTTTCTAACTACAGGGAAGTAGTCATACCATGCTGATCCAGCATTCTTAATTTCAGTAAGCTCCTCATCTGTTAGATTTGGATTCATTTTTAGAAGCTCAGTGTAATGCACCTGCTTAACCTCACCAAAATAAAAACAATCTGAGAAGTCATTCTTTTCTGTATAGCTGTGAATCCAGTTTGCTGGATCTACATACTCAACTTTTACGCCGTCGTTAATTAAGAACTCATGCTTAACAACGCCAAGACCGAGAGTAGTAACGTCATAATAGTAGAGACGAAGTGTATCTTCGTACTCATTCATTTTCATGACAGTGTCAATAGCAATCTCTTCGGCAATTTCGACAGATGGTTTGTAGTTCATCTGCATGTA